GTCCGGCGCGTCGCCGGTCTCGATCCAGGTCTCGCCGAGCACGGTGTTGCGGAACACGCGTTCCGCCTCGTCCGAGCCCGCCGCCGCCTCCTTGTCCCGCGCGATATCGGCCCAGCTCTTCCACCCCGGCGGCGAATAGAGCGCCGAGAGATGAAACCCCACCGTCCGCGCATCGCGGGCCTCTGCGGTGGCCCGCCATTCGCCCGCGGCCAGCATCGCCGGCTTGTGGTGCTCTTCGATCCGCGCGTCGCAGGCATCGCAATGGTACGCCGCCGTCTCCGGTTTGCCCTTGTCCCAGCGCAGCCGTTCGAACCGCAGCCATTGCATCGCGCCGCAATGCGGGCACGGCACGAAGAAGCGCCGCTGGTCGCTCGCCTCGTACTCCCGCTCGATGCGGCTGACGCCGCGGATGGTCGGCGTCGAGACCAGGAACACCTTGCGCCGGTGCGCGAAGGTCAGCGAGCGCGCCTCGGCGAGCCCGACCGGGTCGCCTTCCTCGTCGGCTGAGGCCGGATAGGCGTCGACCTCGTCGAGGAAGACGTAGCGCGCCGGCATCGATCGCAGGCCCACGGCCGAGTTGGCGCCGGTCATCACCAGCACGCCGCCCGGGAAATCCTTCGAGAGCTGCGTGTTGCCGCTGTCGCGCGCCCGCGCCGGGCGGACGCGTTCCTTCAGCGCCGGGCTCTCCTCGATCAACGGGTCGATCCGCTGGCGTGAGTTCCGCTTGGCCAGCTCCACCGTCGGCTGGACGGCGAGCATCGGCCCCGGCGCGTGGTGGATCACGAAGCCGATCCAGTTGTTGCCGGCCTCGGTCGCGCCGACCTGCGCGGCCTTCATGAACACCACCCGCTGCGTCTGATCGCCGGGCGAGAGCGCGTCCATGATCGCGCGCATGTAGGGCGTGCGCTCGGTGCGGTAGCGACCGGGCTCGGCGCTCGCCCGCGAGCTCAGCCAGCGATGGGTGTCCGACCATTCCGAGACGCTCAGCGAGGGATCGGGCGTGAGCCCGCGGCCCCAGGCCAAGAGCAGCGCCTCCGCCCCGTCAAAGGTCGCGATATCCTCAGAGGGCGATCCGGGGCTGGGCGAGTTCCTCGAGATGGGCGCGGACATGGGCCTCCAGAACCTTCTGCATGGCCGCCGTCTCAGTTCCCAACTCCGCCGCCATCAGCGCAGCCACCCGCGCCGGCCAGTTCACCCACGCATCGCGTTCCTCCCGCGCGAGCCGGAAGACCAGCGCCGTGGCGCGGTCGCGGTCGACGAGCTCGCCCTTCAGCTTCGCGAGCCGGATGCGCCGCTCCTGCGCCTTCAACACCTCGTGCGCCGTCTTCGCCTGCAGGAACGTCGTGCCGCCGCCCGTGACAGGCGCAGCCATGCCCTGTTCCCGCAGTGTGTCGCCGACAGCCGAGACCGCCGCCTCGGGCACGGGCTTCAGCTTCGGCGCCGGCGTCTTCCTGGTCTTGGACGGGTCAGTCGTCTCGGTCCGAAGCCGGTCCGAGGCCGCGGCGTCGATGCTGCCATCCTCGTGCAGGACGAGCCGGCCGGCAGCCTTCGCCTTCTGGATCGCGCCGCGCGACAGCCCGACATGGGCGGCGTACTGGCGCTCGCTCATGCCCTGCATCGCCAGCCCCGATTATCATTCAAAGTCAGGTGCTTATCGAGTTGATAAGCCGGGCCAGCGGAGCGAACGTCCATCCCACAAGGACGATGCAACTCACCACGGAGCCACCACGATGACCAACCGCCTGAACCCGATCACCACCCCGCGCCACGAACTCCGCGCCGAGAAGGCGCGCCGGAACAAGGAAGCCGCGCTCGCGGCCTTCATCGGCAAGAAGGCGGAGATCGACGAGATGCTCGCCCGCCTGCAGGCGCTCAGCGACGACCACTTCAACTGCCATCCCGACGAGGCGGGCTGGGCCATGGTCGGCACCCTCGAACACTACGCCAGCCTCCTGAAGCGCATCACCGACAGCGCCTTTGGTGAGGGCGAGCACGCCCGCTGATCTCCGGCACTGCCGGAACTCCCGCCGCGCGCCCTGCGCGGCTCGGGGTCGTAGAAGGCGCCGCATGACGCGGGCCCGAATACGGAGACGACCCCATGACACAGATCCAGCTTTCAGACGCCCAAGCCGTCATCCTGTCCACCGCCTGCGCGCGCGAGGACGGAGCCATCTTCCCCGTCACAGCGAGCCTCAAGGGCGGCGCCGTTGGCAACGTCTGCAAGAGCCTTCTCAAGCAGGAGCTGATCGAGGAAATCGCCGCCACGGATCTCAATACGGTCTGGCGCCACGACGAGGAGCGCGGGCCGATCACGCTGCGCGCAACCCCGCTCGCCTACAGCACCCTCGGGATCACGGACGAGCAGGATGAGACGCCGCCGGCGGAAACGCCGCCCGCCCCGGTCCAGCGCCGGAAAGGCACCAAGCAGGAAACCCTGATCGAGATGCTCCGCGCCGAGGGTGGCGCGACCATCGATGAGATCGTCGAAGCCACCGGATGGCAGCCGCATACCGTTCGGGGCGCAATGTCCGGCGCGCTGAAAAAGAAACTCGGTCTGATCATCACCTCTGAGAAGGTCGAGGGGCGCGGAAGGACTTACATGATCGCCGACGACTGACGCCGCACACCACGACGGTCCCGATGCCGCCGTCCCGCTTGGGGCGGCGGCTTCTTTCTCTCAGAGCGAGATGTTCCAGTAATCGAGCACCTTGCGAACCTCTTCCCGCGGATAGTGCGGACCAGCGGATGCCAGATCCTTTCGAATGGCGGCCTTCCTGCGGTCTGCCGCCGCCTTGATCCGAGGCGAGAACTTGGCCGTGCCCAGCGGGAGCGTCGTCCGACCCGGTTTGGGCCAGCTCTCCGGATAGGCGTCCCAATTCGCCCAGTCGGCAACTCCACCCGCGATGTCCGCTACATCGTCGTGGTCGCAGGACCAGCCGAAGAGGTGCAGCGCACAGACGCGAAGCATCATCTTTACGTCGGTCATGACGTCCGTGAACGCCTTGAGGGGCGTCGGCAGCAGAACCATGTTCGCAACGCAGGAGAAGAAGCGTCGGTCCTGAACCACTGCGTTGCTGACCTGGTAGAAGGCGTCGTCGATGCCCCAGATATGGCAGCACGACCAGTTTGGCCGTTCTCCGGCCCGAAGGCCGAGGGCAAGCGTCAGCGCCTTGTTCGCATGCACATTTCCTTCGGACTTGTGGATAGTGACGCCGGTCTGGCGGTTTCGGTTCATCTGCGGCTCTGACCAGTTGGCTTTGTAGAACAGCGCACGTCGCGCATGCTCCGGGTACCAGACTGGCAGATACCTGAACGTCTTCGGATCGACCCATTGCGCGGTGCGCTCGATCAGACCCATCACGTCTGACAAGCTCAGTTCCCGCCGCAGGGCCTCAAGGCCATCCGGCAAGGTGTCGGTATTCGGCGTCTGGTCGTCTGTATCCTTCAAGATCTCGATCCCGTCGATTGGCCTGGACGGGAAACGGTTCCTCATGCCCATCCTACACTTCGAGAAACCATAGAATCTGAACGGGATAGCGACAACTTCGAAACTGACCGTCGGCTCCCCGCTAGGTGGCTCGGTCGTTCCTCGATGCGACCCGGATCGCTTCGAACAGTCGTCGCAGAAGATAGGACCTCGCAATGCTCACCACCGTAAACACGGCGCCCATCTTCAGGTTCTGCGCCAGCGTCGTTTGCAACCCGAAGACCGGGAAGATCAGGATCTGCGTGACGACCGCGACGCCGTAGCCGACCGCCACGTTCGCGATGGCCTCTATCAGCGACATGGCCCGGCTCTGCTTCATGCCACCCCCTCATCGATCGGCCAGCAATTGAGCTGCGAGAGTTCGGAGCGCATGCGCTGCAACCAGTGGCACCACGCCGTTGCCACAGAGCCGAAGCCGGTCCACCCGGTGGGCCAGCCCATCAGCGCCTCGACGAACAGCGGGTTCAAGGTCCGGGGCGTGTCGCAGGAACTCGCGCCAGCCGTCGGCATCACCAGGACCTGGCGGCCAAGCAGCCCGTTCACCGGCGTGTTCGCGAGGCTCGTCGCTCCGTCCTTGTGATCCCGCGCCGTCGGCGTCATCCACATCCGCGTCGCATCGCAGAGCGTCGTCCCGTCGTTGCGCGGGCGCGCGGTCTCGCTGCGATTGCTCGTCCGGTTCCGCGTCCCCTTGCTGTCGCCGGCCAGCGGAGTCGGCCAGAGGCGCATCATCTCCGTCCGGTTCCCGCCGCTCGAACGGCTCCCCGAGCAGGCGCGCGGGGTCGGCCAGGTGGTCGCGTTCGCGGTGGGCGAGGATGAAGAGCCGCTCGCGCCGATGGGGCGCGCCGACTTCCGCCGCCGTGAAGAGGCCCGCCGCAAGGCGGTAGCCCATGCCGACCAGTCCTCCGGCGACTTCGGAGAAGCCGAGGCGGAGATGATGGGCGACGTTCTCGAGGAACACGAAGTGCGGTTCGACCTCGCCGACGATCCTGGCGACATGGGGCCAGAGATGACGCGGGTCGTCCGCGCCCCGGCGCTTGCCTGCGACGGAGAACGGCTGGCACGGATAGCCCGCAGTGACGATGTCCACCGCGCCGCGCCACGGGCGGCCGTCGAAGGTTCCAACGTCGTCCCAGACAGGCGCCGGATCCAGGGCCGCGTCTTCCATCCGCGCCACGAGGATGGCCGCGGCGTAGGCGTCCCGCTCGACGTGACCCACAATGCGATATCCGGGGAGCGCCAGGTGCAGCCCGAGGTCGAGGCCACCGGCCCCGGAACAGAGCGAGAGGCCGAACAGGCACGCGTCGTCGTCCCCGGCAGGCAGGCCGGAGGAAGGTAGAGCCACGCCATCCACGTCGTCAGGCCGCGTGGGCCCCCTCGGCCGCAGCCGGCGTCTCGCCCAGCCGCTCGGCCTTCACCTCGGCGAAGGTCCGGCCATCACCGTCGAGGATCGCCTCGCGGCCGGTTTCGACCTGCCAGCGCTCCGCGGCGACATCGACATAGGCCGCGCTGATCTCCATCGCGAAGACCCGGCGGCCATTGGCCTCGCCCGCCATGATCTGCGAGCCAGAGCCCGAGAACGGCTCGTAGCAGAGTCCGCCACGGGCGACGTGCTGGCGCATCGGGATCCCGAAGGCGTCGAGCGGCTTCGGCGTCGGATGGTCGGGTCGCTCGTCCTTGGCGAAGGACGGCATCTCCCAAGTCGAGGGCAGCGTTTCCTCGGCCACCTTCGGCGGGCGGTTCGGACGGCGCCAGCCCATGAAGCAGGGTTCGTGCTTCCACAGGTAGTGCGACCGGGTGAGAACCCCGCGGTCCTTCACCCAGATGATCTGCTGATGCACGAAGGCTCCGGCCTTCTCCCAGCAGGACTCGAGCATCGCCTGACGGCGCGAGGCGTGCCAGCAGTACCAGGCCGCATCTTCGGTGATCGCCTCGGCCACGGCCGCCGCGATGAAACCGTCATAGAGCTCCGCGCCCTGCGAACTGTCGTCCCAGGTGACGCCGTAGGACTGACTCCAGTCCTTGTTCCGGGTCGGGTGGTTCGAACCGTCGTAGTCCACGAGATACGGTGGGTCGGTGGCGAACAGCACGGCGCGTTCGCCATTCATTAGGCGACGTACGTCGTCATGCGAGGTCGAGTCCCCGCAGAGTAGCCGGTGATCGCCGAGGATCCACAGGTCGCCCGTCCGCGAGGCCGGATTGCGCGGCGGTTCGGGGATGGTCACCGGGGGCACCGAGCCCTCGGCGCCACCTTCTTCTTCACCGCCCTCGTCCGGATCGAAAGCCAAGAGCTTGTCGAGTTCGCCGTCGGAGAAGCCGACCAGTGACAGGTCGTAGTCGTCCGCGAGCAGGTCCTGCAGCTCGGCCGACAGCAGCGCCTCGTCCCAGCTGCCAAGTTCCGTCAGCTTGTTGTCCACGATCCGGTAAGCCCGCCGCTGCGCCTCCGTTAGGTGCCCGAGCACGATCACCGGGGCCTCGGTCAGCCCAAGCTGCGTCGCCGCGAGCACGCGACCGTGGCCCGCGATTAGCTCGCCGTCCTCGCCAACGAGGCACGGCACGGTCCAGCCGAACTCGGCCATACTGGCGGCGATCTTCGCGACCTGGTCGGGCCCGTGCACCTTCGCGTTCTTCGCGTAGGGCTGGAGCTTGGCCAGCGGCCACATCTCGATCCGCTCGGGGGCGAAGCTCAACGTCATGGGCGGGTGGTTTCCGTCGATGAGGTGGATGCCGGCCGGACTCCGGATTCCGGATGCCACGCCGGACTCCACGCGGGGTCCGGCGGTGTCCGAAGTATCCGGCCCAGAGGCCAGCGTTCATTGGGGTTCGCGCGGGTGGCGGGTGGCTCCGGCTTCCGGGTGGCTTCCCAAAAATCCGGCCCTGACGCTGGCGAAATGCCGAGCCAAGCCCGCCAGCATACGCAGGTCGCGCGGAAGGAACCGCGAACTCGGCCGAGGGGCGTGGTGGGGGCGGACAGCCGGCCCGCAAGGAAAGGATCGGCGCCTTTCCTTTCTTAGCGGACCCCGCCAACGAAAGGATGGTTTCGCTCGGGACCGCGCCGCGCGCGCCTCTCCCGAGCTTATCCCGAACCTAGCCTCTGAACCGGTTTTCTGTCCCGTCGAAAACTGTCCGCCGCACACCTTCCCCTCTGGCGCGCAGGGTCACGCGCCACCGGCCAGTTCGATCACGCGCCGCTTCGACAGGTTGCGGTTGAACCGCCGCCGGTTGAGCTTCAGCGAGATGACGCAGAGACCGTAGAGCCAGTGCTGATGGGCCGCCGAGCGTTGTAGCCCGACCGTCCAGCAGATGGTCTTCCACCGCTCGCCATGGGCGCGCATCCAGACGATCTTGCCGTCGACGGGGTCGAGGCAGGCGGTCCAGGTCAGCGTCTCCTCCATCCGGCTGATCGCCTGCGGCGAGGGCAGCACCCGCATGGGCTTCGGCTCCTGACCCACCTTGTCGGCGAAGGAGTGGATGATCTCGGGCCACGTGCTGAAGTAGCCCTGCCGTCGCGGTTCGGGCAGGCGCTTGAGCACGAAGGCGGCTTCCGCGAGACGGGCCTCGACGAGGGACGGGGTCCACTTATC